TTTTTGATACTTTCTTTTTTAGGATCAAGCTCCGGCATGCGGCATTGATCGCAACGCGGTTGCACGACACAGATAGCCCGATGCCGTCATAAATCCCCTGCAAATCCTTTGGCCCTGCGCGGCCAATTCCTAAGATTTTCATGATGTTTCTCCTTGGCTTGCAGCGGTATTGCTGCTTGATGGGTTTAGTATAGATATAGCGCGCGCTATACGCAAGGATTATTCTGAAATAAAAACCGCCCAGAGGCGGCTTAAGTGGCTAACTGCAAAATTCTTTCAGCGCCTTATCCGCTGTCGCCAGCGCCTTGCGCAGCTGGCTGGTTTCGCTGGTTTTTTCAAGAACTGCGAGCGCATTTTCCCCGCATTTGATTATCGACTTTTTAAGTAGCTCATCAAGCTCAGCGCGGGCCTTTTTATATGCCATGCTGGCCTTTTTCCGTGCGGTCATGATAGCGAGCGCTTCGACGCCAGCAACTACAGCATCTTTTTTAGAGCCGTAGGTTTTGGCTAGCTCTGTAAGTGCGGCCTCGGTCTCATCAGAGATAAACCCCGTTGGTAGTCTGTGAGACTGCGCGGTCATTTTTGCGCGATACCGCGCGCTTGCCGCGATTTGTGCAGCAGAGGTTTTTTTAGTCATATAGCCCCCATTGGCGCGCTCGGCGGTTTTATTTTTTGGTGTCATCATGATTCTCCAGAAAAAAGCCCAGCGTGTGGCTGGGCGGGGTTGATTTAGATATGAATAGCAACCCCTATTGTCTCGATAATCTCAGCGCTGATTTTGGCTAAGATCCGCTCTAGATCTGCTGTTTCGTGGCCGCAATTGCCGTTAATCCAAGCCGTGCCTGCCTGTCTTTCGGCTAGCTCGTTCATCAGCGCCTTGCGCTGGGTCACCTTTATCATCAGGCTAACGGCTGCCTCTGCTGCGATGTCTTCGCGGCCAAATTCCTCGACCAGAATTGGCGGAACAATAATATTTATCATGCGGTTATCTCCAAAAAAAGCCCAGCGTGTGGCTGGGCGTGAGTGGTTATTCGCCAATATTTTCGCGGAAATCAATGAGGATAAAGTGACCGGCATGGTCAGGCACTTCTTTTGGCCAGATATAGCTTGGCACTTTGGCAGCTGCGGCAGCCGCTTTTTTGTTGCGACTTACCGCTTTTGTGGTGCAATTGATTGGCATGCCATTAGCTGCCAGAGCGCCAGCCAATACCACTGACTGAGCAGAGGTGCTGGTCTCAACTGGGCCAATGAAGCTGATTTTGATAGTTGCTTGGGCCATTTTCTTATCTCCAATCTTGTAAAGGCCTAGCAATCACTAGGCTGGTGATGGCGAGACAGGCTACGGCGCCAAATCGTCATCGTTGTCCCATTCAGCTGCTGGTGGTGGCACGTAAGCGGTCTCTTCATCGTCGCTCATAAAAGGCCAACCAGCTAGGAATTCTTCAAAGCTGATTTCGATGCTGTTATTGCTAGTAGTCATGATGTTTCTCCTTGGCTTGCAGCGGTATTGCTGCTTGATGGGTTTAGTATAGATATAGCGCGCGCTATACGCAAGGGCTTTTGTTTGTTTTTATTCGATTTGATAAAATAGGGTAAAAATGCTTGGAGGATGCGCCATGGCACGACATAGAACAGCAAAAGAATGGGCAGCAGTTCGCGAAGATAGAGAAATTTTTGCCATGTCTTTCAGTGCCTTAGCGAAAAAGCACGGAATTTCTGTCGCTACGATTTTTAAAAAGTCGGTCGACGAGGGTTGGAGTGACGGCGAAGACAGCAACGCGATGGCTAATAAAATGGCCCGCGAAATATCTAACAATATTCGTTTTCTAGAGCCGAATTCGACACAAAAAAGCCTTGCAGAACGAATAACAGCGGCAGCAGATAAAAAAGCCGCGCTGATTTTGCAGCACCAGCTCGACTGGGAGGAGCATCGCGCTACATACGACATAAAAAACGCGGAAAATAAAAACCTAGCATGTGGAAAATTGGCGGCGGAAGTGCTCAAACTGCGGCACGATGGCGAGCGAAAGGCGTTCTCTATCACTGACGAAGACACCATACAGAAGCCCGAGCCAGTCAAGAAATTGTCGGATTTCTATTCATGACCGCATCGCTAAACCCGTTCCTGCGCGATTTCTGGGAAACGCCAGCGCGCTACAGGGTGCCTTATGGTGGTCGGGCCAGTGGTAAAAGCTGGGATGCTGCTGGGTTTGCTGTATTTCTGGCCTCGAGCTACTGCGTTAAATTCCTGTGTACGCGGCAATTTCAAAATAAGATTGCTGACTCGGTTTATGCGCTAATTAAAATGCGCGCAGAGGAGTTTGATTTAGCAAAACAATTTAAATTCACTGATAACTCAATAATACACAAACGCACAGGCTCGGAATTTATATTCTATGGGATAGCAAGGAATATCGATGAAATTAAATCTACGGAAGGCATTGACGTGCTGTGGATGGAGGAAGCGCATTTATTAACGCGAGAACAGTGGAATATCATCCATCCAACAATCCGAAAAGAAGGCTCGCAAATTTGGGTTATATTCAACCCGCGCTATCAGTCCGATTTTGTATATCAGCGTTTTGTAGTTGATCCCCTGCCAAATTCGATTATTAGAAAAGTCAACTACACAGACAACGTATTTTTGTCTGATGAAATGCTGAGCGTAATCGAGACAGAGAAGCTGGAGAATTTCGAGAATTATCAGCACATTTATTTAGGCGTCCCCCGAGCTGACTCTGATTCTGTTGTGATTAAACGCTCGTGGATTGAATGCGCACTCGATGCACACAAAAAGCTCGGGCTTGAAATCGAAGGCCAAGGCCGAATCGGGTTTGACGTTGCAGACTCTGGCGATGATAAATGTGCGACGATCTACGCCAAGGGCTGCGTTGCAATCTGGTCGGATGAGTGGCACGGGCTTGAAGATGAGCTGATGAAGTCGTGCAAACGCGTTTATGATTCCGCATTAACTCGGTCTGCATCAATAACATACGATTCAATCGGCGTTGGCGCTATGTGCGGCTCTAAATTCGACGAGATGAATAAAAGCCGCAATTTGTCAATAAAATATTCGGGCTTCAATGCTGGCGCTGGCGTTGTAAATCCGCAGGGGTTCTATGCAAAAGACCGGCACGAGCAGATTAAAAATAGCGACTACTTCAGTAAATTGAAGGCGCAGGCATGGTGGCTGGTCGCTGACCGGTTTCGCAATACGTTTGACGCGATTAAAAACGGCGCAAAATTCGACAATTGCGATTTAATCAGCATTGATTCTACAATGCCGAATCTCGAAAAGTTGATTACCGAGCTATCAACCCCGAAGCGCGATTTTGACGGGGACGGGCGCGTTAAAGTCGAGAGCAAAGCCGATTTGAAAAAGCGCGGCGTACCAAGCCCGAATCTCGCCGATGCCTTCATAATGGCTTTTGCTCCAGCTGGCGGCACTGGCCCGATAAAAATTAACTCCATGGCCCTGCAAAATGCGAGGAAAAGATGAGCGAAAACAACGGCTTGAAACGCGCAAAATTCAGGGCTGCTAATGAGCTGCGCAGCGCGTCAAAATATGACTACCCAGTAGTGCCTCCCTCGCTGGCTGCCGGTGTTGCTCCAGCTGATAGGACAGCTCCTGTTTTAGCCGCTGACTCGAATTGCTATTCGTATCTAAGCCAATCAGCTGGCGGCGGCTTTGCTGGATTTCCGCACCTAGCACAGCTATCAACACGGACAGAGTACCGAGGTTTTGCCAGTGCGATGAGTACAGAGATTACACGCGCATGGATTGAGCTAACGAGCAGCAAAACCGACGGCTCTAGCGTAGAAAAACTCAAAATGCTGGCGACAGAGCTTGAGCGCATAAAACTGCGAAACGCGATTGGGCTAGCCGTTATGCACGACTGCTTTTTCGGGCGCGCTCAGATACTGATAAAAATCAAAGGAGCTGATGATAAAACGCCATTGATTTTGAGTGATAAAACCATTGGAATCAATAGCCTAGATGGTTTGTCTGTTGTTGAGGCTGTCTGGACTACCCCATCAAATTACAATGCGATTGACCCATCAGCGCCGAATTTTTACAGGCCAAGCTCGTGGTTCATGCTGGGCCGCGAGGTTCATGCGTCTCGACTGATGACAATTGTAACGCGCCCAGTTTCTGATCTACTGAAACCGGCCTTTAATTTTGCGGGGGTGAGCCTAAGTCAGTTGGCTGAGCCATACGTTGACAACTGGCTAAGAACTCGACAAGCGGTGTCCGACCTCGTAAATAATTTTTCTATCACGACTTTGGCTACTGATATGAGTCAGTTGCTCAGTGGCGAAGACGATGGAACGAGCGTTTTTGACCGTGCGGATTTTTTCACGGCAACTCGAAGCAATCGCGGGCTAATGCTGCTAGACAAAGAACGCGAGGAAATACAACAGGTTAATACCCCGCTGGGGGGTCTTTCTGAGCTTCAGGCTCAGGCTCAAGAGCATATGTGCTCAGCGAGCAGGCTCCCAGCGATTATTCTAACTGGCATCAGCCCCAGCGGGTTAAACGCAACAAGTGAGGGCGAGATTCGAGTATTTTATGATTGGATTGCGGCGCAGCAGGAAGCCTACTGGCGCGAGCCAATCGAGACTGTTTTAAAAGTGGCCCAGCTTTCACTATTCGGCGAGATTGACTCCGATATTTCGTTTGCATTCAACAGCCTGCATCAGCAAACTCCGGAGCAACAGGCGGCAATCCGCGAGGCTGACCAGCGCACAGACACGGGCTACATAGCCAGCGGCGTGCTAGATCCGGCGGAAGTGCGGGCACGGCTAGCGCATGACAAAGAATCTGGACACCACGGAATTGACGTAGAAGCTGTTATGAGCTATGGCGATGAGTAAAACCATAGCTGCGGTTCCGTCAAATCGTGGCATAGAGGCAGCGTACAGAAAGTCGCTTAAAGCGCTGCTTGATGAGATGCAAAAAAGCTACAGCTGGTGGCTCGAGGCTGAGTACAAAAAAGCGCCGCCACTAATTTCTGAGCTAGCCGCCGATGCGCTGCCAATTTCTGCTATGCGAAAAAAGCTCGAGCAATTGGGGGAACAGTGGCGCTGGCGTTTCGAGTCATCGGCTGAAAAAATCGCAGAGCTATACGCAAAACGCTCGTACAGATATAGCGATAATGCACTAAAAAAGGCGCTCAAAGATGCGGGCTGGTCGGTGGAATTTAAAATGACCCGAGTTATGCGTGAGTCGCTGGACGCGGTGATTAGTGAAAATGTGTCGCTAATTCAGTCAATTCCAATGCAGTTTCATCAGAAAATCGAGGGCGCGGTGTTGCGCTCGTATAGCATCGGCGGCGATTTGCAGCAGCTGACAAAAGAGCTAAGGCAAATCTACTCAGGCACTGAGGCGCGGATTTCGCTGATAGCGAGAGACCAGATAAGCAAGGCAAATTCGGTGGCAACTCGGGCTCGGCAGATGGAATTAGGTATAACTGAGGCGGTCTGGATTCACTCGCACGCGGGAAAAGAGCCGCGAAAGTCGCACGAAGCGGCCCACGGGGAAATCTATAAAATAGCCGAGGGCTGCAAAATCGACGGGGAATACATACAGCCAGCCGAAAAAATCAATTGTCGCTGCATGGCGCGGCCAATTCTGCCGTTTTGATTTGCATGGGAAAAACTGTAGGAGCATAATTTGACTATGAAAAATACTAATGCACTTTCTCAGTCATCAGAAAATCGGCGCTACGATGCCGATGGCCGCTTGCACGTCATGCGCTCCAATATCAGCGCGGCCATGGTTTGCCCGTATTTCGGGCGCGAAATCCCGAATAATCAAGCGCTTGGATTAGATCCCGATAAGATTTATCAACTTTATCGTGATCCTGTGGAGCTAGAGCGCGCCGCAGCTACTTTTGAGCGTCTGCCTATTTTATCGGAGCATGTGCAGGCTCTGGATACGACAGACAGACACGACGAGCTGAGAATCGGAACTGTCGGCAGTCGAGTTATTTTTGAACCGCCTTTTTTAGTCGCTGATTTGTGTTTTGATCGCGCGGATGCAATTGCAGCAATCGAGACAAAAACAGTGCGAGAGCTAAGCTGCGGCTATCGCTACACTGTCGATATGACAGCGGGCGAAATTGACGGTCAAAAATACGACGGTGTTATGCGTGACATTATTGGAAATCATCTGGCTCTAGTCGAATTCGGGCGAGCCGGTAGAGATGTTGTTGTTGGCGATGAGCAGCCAAAAATAGAGGAAAAACCTATGAAAAATAGCAAGTTGGGGCGGGCGCTAATTGTTTCGCTCGGGGCGCTATCGTCGGCGTTTGCAGCTGATACAGTGCTGCAGCGACGCATTGCAAGCGCTGAGCCAAAAAACTTTAATCGCGCGGATTTTAGCAAAAGCATCTTGGCGTGTGACGCTGCAATTGATGCAAAAAAAGTCGATGAAATTGTCGATGCAATTTTGGGCGTTGCTGATGAAGACGAGCCAGAAGTTGCGGTTGATGAAACGCCAGAGGGCAAGATCAAATCCCTGCTCTGCGGCAAAGTCGCTGACGATATTATCAATGCAATCTGCGAGTTGATGCCAAAATCGCATCATGAAGGCATGAAGCCGGAAGACGTGAAAATGGCTATGGATTCGCTGCGGGCTGAATTGCGCGATGCAGAAGCCGCACGGCGTGAGGTTCGAGGCGTTGTTGGTGATGTGCTCGGCCTTGATTCTGCTGAGCAGATTTACGGCTTTGCATTAGACAGCATGAAGGTCGATCGCGCTGAGGTTTCTGGTGCTCCAGCATTGCGGGCATTGTTCCGAGTTGCAGCAAAAACGAAGTCTGAAGCTGTGGATAACTCTGTATCTAATCAGCAAGGCATTGATTCTAAGTTATTTTCCCGCTTCGGTCGGGCGTAAGGGGGTTTTATGGGTTTTCAAAGTCAGGTTAATATCACTCCGGCCCCTGCGGTGGCGGGTGATTTCGCTAGTGCAAATCCTCGCTCGTGCGTTACAGGCGCAGCAGGGGCAATTGTTTCCGGCGCTGATGGCGTCACTGTGGGTCGATTTGCATGGCTGTCTAGTGATGATAAAACTGCTCTAAGTCGAGGCACGGCTCCGGCAGCTCCAGATGGCTTTGTTCATCGTGCGCTGAATGCGCTAATTACCACTTATCTTGCTGATTCTAGTATGGTTATTCCAGAGGGCCGACCTGTTGCATTGTTCAACGAGGGTGACTTCTGGGCGGTAAACACTGGCCCGAGCGCATGTGAGCGCGGCGATTCTGTCTATGCAGTTTATGCCACCGGTGCAATCACAACCGGAAGCGCTGCAACTGGTTTTAGCGCAACCGGCGCGATTGGCTCTACAAACACGGCCAGCCTTGGTGCAACTTTCACTGCAACCGGCTCGGGCACTGCGCTAACTGTTTCAGCTTTAACGGGTTATTTAGCAGTTGGCGATGAGATTAGCGGCACGGGCGTTACAGCTGGTACTACAATTGTCGCACAGGTTAGCGGCACCACCGGTGCGGCCGGTGTTTACACTACTTCAGTAGCTACGACTGCATCAGCTGCGACAGTAACGAGCTTTGGATCGACTGTAAAAGTCACCGCTGCAACTGGTCTAATCAGTGTTGGCGATACGATTAGCGGCGGAGCGGGCTTTCCCGTTGGCGCGAAAGTTTCGGCAATTGTAAGTGGCACCGGCGGCGCGGGGGTTTATACGCTGAGCGATGCAGGAACTGCATACACTGCGAGCGCAACCGGCGTGACCACTTTCGGAAATCGCTTAAATATCACTGCTGTAGCATCGGGAACTGTCGAGGCTGGCGATCCAGTTAGTGGCACCGGCGTGCCTAGTGGCTCTGTGCTGACCGAGCAAATTACGGGCACAGTTGGCGGCATCGGCGTTTATGAAATCAGCGAAACCGCAACGGCCTACGCTGCATCAACAACGATCACCGGCGTAGCGGGCGTGCTGACTAGTTTCAAATGCAAAACCGCTGCCGCAGTTGGCGAGCTCGTTAAAATTTCAACATGGGGCAACTAAAATATGTCGCTATTACAACAACTTGAGGAATCGGCGGGGGTTTATTTTGGCCCTAACGCCCAACTTCGCGCAGAAGGTGCGCGGCTTCGCATGACTGCAAATGGCCTTGCTTGTGACGCTCAGCCGTCACTCGTGACGACTTCAAGCGCGGGCATCCCCGCGTTTCTGAGCACTATCGTAGATCCAAAAGTGATCGAAATCCTTTTGGCTCCGATGAAAGCAGTCGAGGTTATCGGCCAAGAGGTGCGTAAAGGCGACTGGACTACCGACACTGCGACTTTTATTGCAGTAGAGTCCACCGGCGAAGTCGCGTCGTATGACGACAATGGTACGGGCGGCGTTGCTGGTGTAAATATCAACTTCCCAACGCGCCAAAGCTTCCATTATCAGGTGGTTACGCAATGGGGCGAGCGTCAGCTAGAGCAAGCAGGGCTAGCTAAGCTCGATCTGGCCTCACGCTTAAATATCGCTAGCATTCTGAATTTAAACAAGTTCCAGAACTCGAGCTATTTTTACGGCATTGACGGACTGCAAAACTACGGCCTTCTAAACGATCCCGCGCTCAGCGCATCAATCGTGCCAACTACGAAAGTGGCTGGCGGCACGACTTGGGATGCTGCTACGGCTCAGGAAGTGCTTAACGATATTGCCAAGCTTTTCAAGCGGTTGCAGTCTCAGGCTGGTGGTGTCATTGATTTAGATTCGCAGATGACGCTATCTATGTCACCAACCGCGCAAGCTGCTGGCATGACGAAAGTTAGTGATTTTAATGTGTCGGTTTCTGATCAACTTAAAAAGCTATACCCCAATTTGCGCATGGTTACCGCTGTTGAGTATGCGAGTGACGCGGGGCAGATGGTGCAGCTGATTGGTAAAGCATCTGATGGCCAGCCCACTGCTGACGCGGCTTTTACCGAAAAACTGCGCACGCATCCGATTGTTATTGATTTGTCTGCATTTAAACAGAAAAAATCGCAGGGAACATGGGGCGCGGTGATCTATCAGCCGTTTTTGATCGCCAGTATGCTCGGCGTATAATAAGACAATTCGCGGGGACATGGTGCCCCGCTTTTCGGAGATGATGAAATGGCAAAAATCACAGTTTGCAGTAAATTACGAAACGGCTTAATTATTGAGCATCCCAAAAATCCCGAAATTCGCGCGCGGATTAACGGCGTAAATTCGAGCCGAATTATTGGCGCTACTCATGCAAACACTGAAATAGATCAGGAATTGTGGGGCGCATGGGAAGCAGCAAACAAGAATTTTCCAGCGATAAAAAACGGCGCTATCTTCGCAGTCAAGGTCCAGCAAGACGCTGAAGTTGAAGCAAAAAACCGAGAGTCTGTACGCACAGGCCTTGAGCCGCTGCTGAAAAAGAACGACCCGCGCACTAAAGGCACCGGCGTGATGCCTGCTGAGTTCGCATAAAATGGCCGCTGTCGTGTTCGACGCTGACAGATTCAAGCTTCGTTACCCTGAATTTTCAGCGGTATCAGATAGTTATCTTGGCTTGTGCTTCGATAGTGCAACTCTGTATCTGTCGAACGCAGATAAAAGCCCAGTTCAAGACCTGACGCGGCGTGAGCAATTGCTGTTTATGTTAACTGCCCACGTTGCAGCTACCGGCGGGGCGCTGTCTGGTGGCGGTGCGCAGCAGGTTGGGCGCGTTAGCTCTGCCGCTGAAGGCTCGGTGTCTGCGAGCTTCGATTTGCCGATTCAGAATAGTGCGGCTTATTTTGCACAAACACAGTACGGGATTGGATTTTGGCAGGCTACGAGCAATCTGCGCGGGTTTCGCTATCGTGCTAGATCGACTCGATACTAAGGGGGCGTGATGGGTGCTGACCTTACTTTTTCGGACGTGAACGAGTTCGTTTACTCAGAAAATGTTCAATTCGAGGAGTTGCAGGCTTTATGCCTTGGGCTTGCTAATGAGTTGGATAAGGCCAGCCAAAGGCCAGATTGTAATAGTTGTGCCAATCGTGGTTCAGTGAACGGATTGTCTCAAGAAACCTTCTGCGAGCAGTGCGTATGGAGCGGGCAGTCATGGAAAATGAACCATTTTGAAGCAGGGGCTTAACCCATGTCATCAATGTCGGGGCAAGACAGGATTGCGCAAGCGCTGCGAGAAATCGCACAGCGCGCAGCCTCGGCATCTATTGAGGTTGGCTTTATGGAAGAGGCAAAGTATGAAGATGGAACGCAAGTTGCTGCCGTGGCATTCTCGAATGAGTTTGGCGTACCAGAAAATCACCAGCCACCGCGCCCATTTTTTAGGCGCATGATTGCACAAAGAAAATCAGGATGGGGCGCGAAATTGGCTGCGCAGTTTATCGGCACTGGGGGCGATTCGCGCAGATCACTAAGGCTGCTTGGCGAAGATATAGCGGCTGATTTGAAGATCAGCATTAACGAGCTAATTGATCCGCCGCTTTCTCCGACAACTGTAGGGCTAAAAGGCTTCAATAAGCCACTTATCGACACTGGCCACATGCGCGATTCAGTAACATACAGAGTGATCGAGTGATGAATTTACGACAGATTGCAAACTCGGCGATAGTATCTGTCAATCCTAACATTGCTGTTTCTGTTTTAAAATCAACAGGCTATACGATTGATTCGAATCGCCGACAAGTGCCGAGCTATGCCGCTGCTGTTGTCGGCCCTGCGCAGCTGCAAGCGCTGGATGGCTCGGACTTAAAGCAGCTGGAAGGTCTTAATATCCAAGGGGTTTTGCGCGCGATTTACCTGCGCGGCTCCGTTGCTGGGGTTATTCGGCCCGATGGCGTGGGGGGTGATCTAGTGCTGATTGGCGATCAAACTTGGCTCGTAGTCAAAGTGCTCGAATCATGGCCAACGTGGACAAAAGCAGCGATAGTTTTGCAGGAGTCTGAATGATGGCGCTATATCAAATCAGCATTACTATCGATGACGTCATTGAACAATTAGCTGATTTCATTCAAGATTTTGTTGGAAATACGCCAATTGTTCGGGCGCAAATCAATCGGGTTCCACTGCCAAAGCCTGCCGCCGTCGTTTTAACCGAGCTGATGCAGCAAGATATTGCGGTTTCAGCAGGGGAATTCATCGGCGAAGATGATGAAATTGCAATTCACGCGCAAAAGCTTATTTCAGTGCAAATCGATTTTTATGGCGCTAGCGCTGGAGACTGGTGCTCAGCGATTCGGTCAGTGTGCCGCACGGGATACGCAGCGGGCAAATTTACTAATGGAATCAGTGTTTTATATTGTGATGATGGCATTCAATCCCCGTTAATCAGTGGCGAGCAGCAATGGGTCCAGCGTTGGACGCTAACTATCTCTCTTCAGTACAATCCGGTTATAAACGTGCCTCAGCAGTTTGCGGACGAGCTGAGCATTAATTCGACCACTCAGGCCGACAGCTAAGGAGCTGATTTTATGACAATCCCAGCAAGTGACATTGTAACAATTAACCCAGCTGTCATTGATAGCGGGGGTAATCCTCTATCTCTAAACTCCGTCTTCATGACGAAAAGCGAAGATTTGCCAACCGGCGGCATTCGGTCTTTCTCTAGCGCGCTCGCTGTAAAGAACTTTTTCGGCGCGTCGAGCGATGAGTATGCGCAGGCCCAAGTTTATTTTCTGGGCTACGACAACTCGACAATCAAGCCCAGCACATTGTTTTTCGGGCCTTTTGTTGGCGCTGATCGCAAGGCTTGGATTCAAAGCGGCTCGCTGCTGGGCGTAACATTAGCGCAGCTTCAGGCTTTCGGTTCCGGAGTGCTGACAATTGTTGTCGACGGAGTTTCTGAAACTAGTGCAACGATCGCGCTTGGTTCTGCATCGAGTTTTAGTGATGCGGCTAGCAAAATTACCACTGCGTTTGCTGGTGACGCTGATTGTGAGTGGGATTCTGTAACCTCAACGTTCAAGATTTTCAGCACGACCGCTGGCGCGGCATCAACTATCTCATTTGCAACTGGGACTTTATCAGCTTCTCTGAAACTCACCAGCGCGACTGGCGCAATTTTGAGCCAAGGCGCTGATGCTGACACTGCTGATACAGCGATGGAAACCGTTTACGCTAGTACGCAAAACTGGGCAACGTTTCTCACGCTGTGGGAGCCCAACACAGACGGAAAAACTGACTTTGCTGTGTGGTGCAATTCGAAAAATC